TCAGAGCTTGCGCCACAGCTCGATGTCCTCCCGATAGGTTTCAAGGTGCAAGCGTACAAGATTCTCTACCATCCCCGATGCGCTCATGCCCCTGCCGCCGAAGTAGTGGACTATCCTGTCCAAGCTGTCACGCACCTCACCGCTGACGAACACAGGCTTGCGGTCGGTAATCTTGGGAACTTGCAGATAAGTGGTTCGGTACTCGTCCAGCGACAGCCTGCGTTGCTTGCTGCTAATGCGCTTCTGCGGCACTGCCGCCTTCCCGGACATTTCACTTGCGCTTTCTTCAAGCACCTTATTCGCTGTTTCTCCCGTCACGGCGGTTCCCGTCCCCGAAGTGTCAGAAGCATCGGTATGTTCCGGCTCGTCCGGTTCCAAACCTATACTCTTGTAGAAATCATTCAGGGATGTCCTGCCACGGGATTCCCTGCGGCTCATTCTTTCCACGATTTCCTGAGCTTGCTGTTCACTGATGGTTGGTTCTTTTTTTGTTGCCATAAAAACAAATTGATTAAGTTATTACTGTGGTCTTGGTCGGTACCTTGACCGATTATCGCCAGCGAAATAAGGTGCTTTAGTGCAGTCAGTCAAGCGTTTGGATTCGATTCGGCTATTTTGTGTGACTTTGCTTAATATCTGTCCGGACATCGGTGCGGACTTCACCGATTTGCCGGATATAAATAACGTATAATAGCAAAGCACAATCACGGACGAATTTGAATTAAGCCCTTATTTGGAATGAAACTTCTTTATTAAAGATAAGAACTAAGACAGAATAGACCGCCAATTTACAAAGCGTATCCCGGACAACCTCTGCCGTATCGGTGCCACAAGCTGCCATTTCCGAAAAATTCATTGTCGGATAACGCATTATATATTCCTTTGCGGCAAAAGGAACAATAACATCAAAGAAAAAGCATATGGAAATTGTATCAATCGAAAGAAAGACCTTTGAGGCGATGGTCGCAAAGTTCGACCGTTTTGTCAGCCGCATGGATGCCATCTGCCAGCGGCACGGAGAGAAGAAGATGGGCGAGTGGATGGACAATCAGGATGTGTGTCGTATGCTCAACATCAGCCCGCGCACGTTGCAGACACTGCGGGACAACGGCACGCTGGCTTACTCGCAGATAAACCACAAGACGTATTACCGTCCCGATGACGTACAGCGTATTGTTTCCGTTGTGGAGGATAGACGGAAGGAAGCGAAATTCAAAGGCAGAACAATATAATCACCAAGTATAGTAATCCCACTAAATCCCAAAAATGTATGAATGAACTAATTAACAAGGACAACGCGTGGATAATCCATTTCATGGGCAGCCTCGACCGTCTGCTGGACAGCTTCGAGCATCTGACCGCCAACTATCGTCCGACATTGGGCGGAGAACGTTTCTTCACCGACAAGGAAGTGTCGGCACGGCTGAAAATGAGCCGCAGGACACTTCAGGACTACCGGAACGAAGGGCGCATAGCCTATATCCAATTAGGCGGTAAAATCCTATACCGTGAATCCGACATAGAAAAGATGTTGAATGACGGCTACCGCTCCGCCTATCGGCTGACAGGTACATGATTTTCTTGAAGGAGCGCAGTTTGCCGTCTGCCCTATGATTGCGCCAGCAACGGACTTTCGGCAAAAAGAAAAAGGAACGGTTTACGGATGAAGCGTCAAAATCCTGCTTCGTCTGTAAGCCGTTCTCTTTTTTCTATCTTCTGATTTCCCGTCAGTCGCTTGTTTCCGTTGCCGGATGCCCTTCAAGCGTATGGCTGGCAGCGGCAAGGTTTTCGGGCTGAATACGCTCCACAGGAGGAAGATTCTGCCCGAAACGGCTCTGCCGCCTGACCTTGCCGCTGCCATCAAACCATGCGCTACCTTTGCATCCGTGCATCGGGAACGAGTGGCTGACGGAATGAACCTCAACTATACCATCGGTTATTACCTCTGACGCTGGCAACAAACAGTGTAATCGGTGTAGCTTTCTTAATGGTGCTAATTTCATTTATTATAAACTGTCTGAACAAGACACTCTCTTTACTGCATATCCTGAATGCAACGGCTATAATCACTTCAATGTTATAGACATCGTAACTGATGCCATCCGGTTGCTTGAGATACTTCACCGTGTCAAATTCGTTCAGTTCCTTGTTCTTGTAAATGGTATGAATCGCTTTGCGGACATCGCATGAGAATGTTCCGAATAGGTCGGCTATCTCAAATTGTGTCATCCACACGGGTGCGGTCGGCATAATGACCACACCCTTTTCACTGATTGTTATTATACCTCTGTTCATAATGGGGTGATTTGATGTTTGTTATTTTCGCTGTTTATCTTTTCGCCGGCCGATATTTTCTTTCTCCGTTCCATCAACTTGTCCATGTCCTTGGAAATCTTGTCATCTGTGATTTTTGCATAGACTTGGGAACTGGTGATATTTGTATGTCCCATCATCTTGGCGATGCTCTCTATCGAAATGCCAGCGGAAATCAACAGGGTTCCGAAGGTGTGCCGGGCTTGGTGATGGGAGAGATTTTCTTCAAACTCCAGTGCGTTACCGATGGAATGCATCTCATGCCAAAGTATATCACGGATGGGCAAAGGGAAAACGGGGTTGGTATCATCGGTCGTGTTGTAAAGCGACAATATACGCTCTGCCACGGGATGCAACGGAACAAATGCTTCCACGTTGGTCTTACCTCTTTTTTTGCGGATATATTTCCTGCCGTCCGCAGCCTCCCCGATATGGTGCGGATAGAGCCTGTGTATATCCACATACGCCAGACCGCAGAAACTCGAAAAGATAAACATACGCCGTGCCAATTCCATGTTACTGTCCTCAAACGGAGTTGCCATCAGGCGTTTCAATTCGTTACGGCTGATATGTTTCAGCTTTGGAGGATTCTTCTTTTCATATTCCACGTCCTCGATAGGGTTGGCACGTATGATTTCCCTGTCCACTGCAAGATACAACAACCTGTTGAGCCAGCACAGGCACTTGTTCATCTTGTCTGTGCTGCATCCCAAGTCCTTTAACAGGAATGTCTTGTAATCGTTGCCGAACCCTTCCGTTATTTCCTCCAACAGTATATCCTGCATGTCATACACCGATTCTATGTACAGCCTGATACAGTCCTGAAAGATAATGGATTGTCGGTAAGTGGAGCGTGATTGTATCTCGACAGAGCGTTTCTTCAACCTCTCCAGCTCTTGTTTGCCTGTTTGTAACAGGGTTGTGAGCAAGGAGCTTTCCGCCACTATGGTGTTTTTCAGCAATTCCGCACTGACAACACCCTGTTCTTTCAGTATGGTGTCGTATGTATCTTTAATGTGTTGGCGATATTGGCTTAACCGTCCGTTTGTGCGAACGTCCTTTACCTCGCCCTTTTTACTGTTCCAATCATCTGGATTGCAATAAATACCCGTGGAAAGCACCGCCTGTTTGCCATCTATGGAGATTCTGCACCAAATGGCGGTCGTACCATCAGCTTTCACCTTGTTGCGGTTAATGTAATAGAGTTGTTTGAATGTACTGCGCATAACTGATTATCTTATTGAACTTGATTAAATAGTTGTATCAGAGAACAAGCACCAAGTCTTTGGTCGCTGCGATAAATGTGTCCATGTCCTCAAAAAGTTTCTTCGGGGTCACACGGGCGTAAATTTGCGTTGTCTGGATATTGGTGTGTCCCAACATTCGGCTGATGGTTTCGATAGGTACACCCTCTTCAAGCGTTATCAGGCTTGCGAAACTATGGCGTCCGACATGATAGACGATATCGGTTTTGATTCCTGCCAGTACACGGAGGCTCTTCATGTTGGCTCTCAACACGCGGTAGTCCTGAACAGGCAGAAGTGTTTCCCGTGATTCGTCCTTGTATTTGTCCAATAGGGCAATCGCTTCGGGAAGCAGTTTCACCCGTGCGAGGTACTCGTTTTTCTTGCGGTGGTATTTCAGCCACAGGTTCCCGTCATCGTCGGAAAAGAGATTGTCCCGCGTGATGGACACGGTATCGGCATACGCTGTTCCGGTGTAGCAGGCAAACAGAAACAGGTCACGGGTGAGGGCAAGCGAGGGCCTGCGGCGCACGGATATTTCCACGTCACGTACTTTCACAAACTCCTCCCGTGTGAGTGCCTTCGGTGCGCTGATTTCCTGTTTCGGCAGCTTGAAGTTGCAGAAGAAATAGCGTTCGGAATGTCCCTCCTTGTAGGCGATGCGGCATACCTTCTTCAAAAGGGCAAGGTAATGGCGCACGGATTGCAGGGATTGTTTCTTCTCATCGAGCACATAGTCCTGAAAATCCCAGATGAACCGCTCGTAAAGTTGCCCGAAGGCGACATCCTCCGTCTTGAATCTCTCACGGATGAACCCTGCGAGAATCTGCCGTGTGTAGTAATACTTGGAGTATGTTCCCTCGGCACGGTCGATGCCTATACGCGATTTCAAGTCCTCGTTGATACGGTCAAACTGTTTCAATAGGGTCATCTGCTTATCCATGCTCCCCTGAAACATGTCCTTGACTGCCGTAGCGTCAAACTCCTGCTTGCGCCCCAACAGAGAATCAAATGCGGAATTGATGGCAAGCAGCAGTTTCTCAATCTTGGCGTTGGTTTCAACCGCCTCTTTGCTCTTTCCGTTCAGACGGCTTTCACGGGGATTCCATAATTCGGGAGTGCAGGACAGCTTGCATCCGAACTGTGCCATTGTGCGGTTTACCGTGATGCGCCCCATGATGGGAGCCTTTCCCGATTTGTCCAGTCCGCTCTTTTTGAGGTAGAGCAACACCTTGAATTTTTCTACTTTCATACGCTTATATTTTTTAGTGCAAAATTACTTGCCGTATAAGCGTTCCTTGATATGCAAAATATTGTGTATGAGCGCAAACAAAACGGTGAGGATTTCTTTTCATTGCCTGCCGTTACCTATTCCTGTTTCGGTAACTGCCCAGCTAACGGTTTGGTAACTGAACAACCTCAATATTTCGTTGTCATTTGCATTTTTCCAACTTGGCAGAACACTGAAACAATGCTCATTTCAAACGGTTTACGTTTTATCTTTACCTGTTCGCTTTTCCTTGCACAGCCTATCACTTTCCATCAGAGCCGACACACTTTTGCCACCACTATCACCCTGTCTCACGGCATACCGATTGAAACTGTGTCAAAAATGTTGGGACATACCAGCATCAAGACGACGCAAATCTACGCTAAGATTCTGGACACGAAAGTCATGGACGACATGGCGGCTCTCAAAGAATTGTACACCAGAAAGGAATCTCAAAAATCACCCGATAATAAAGCCGTAAACGGATGAAAACAACCGCAACCATCAGCCAGGAAGAACTGGAGCAGAAAGCTGTCGATAGCATGATAGCATACGAGAAGAACCTCATTTCCGGACAGGAAATGAAGGAAGCAGTCACCCGTGCGCTGCATCACTACGCCAACAGGGAAGGACACCGGGAAATCGTTCTGAAAGGGTGGATTATAAAAACCATCTACGCCCTCGACAGCAGCCAACTGAAAGACCTCGACCGGGTAGCTTTCACCTGCATGGATAAACAGCCGGTTAACCCCTGATAATTAACTCACATAAAAAACAAAATCATGAAAACAGAAACCAACAGCATGAGAATCGTGAAACCTGAAAAGGAATCTGAAAAAGCAGTCGTGGAACCCCAAAAGGAGAAAGCCACCGGAAAACCGAAGTACAAACCCGTGGAACCCGTCACACTCGAAACTGTTCCGGAAGATGCCGTGTTCATCCGCTCCACGGATGTATGCAAATTGCTCAACATCAGCAACTCAACGTTAAGGAACATGCGTGCGGAGCACGCAATCCCATTCTACAAACTGGGTGGGATATTTCTCTACAGCAAAGAAGAAATCATGAATTACCTCGCATCCAATTACAGTAGAAGAATCTAGCGAAAATGGCAAAAACAGGATTATCATATTATCAGGCGGAAACCGACCGCTTTCAGGACATCAAGGTAAAACGTCTGAAGAAGCGATACGGCTGCGAAGGGTATGCAGTGTACCAGTATATCCAAAACGAGATATACCGGGTTGAAGGCTGTTATATCCGTTTCACGGACGACCAGCTTTTTGATGTTTCCGAATACTGGGGCATTGAAGAGCAACGGGTAGAAAAAATCATTGAATATTGCACGGAAGTGGAATTGTTCGACACCATCACCTGGCATACGAATCATGTACTTACTTCCGTAGATATTCAGCAGAGATATCTCGAAATCTGCCGGAGAGCCAAGAAGAAGATTGTAATACCGGAAGATATACGGCTTGTCGAGATACAAGACGTGGCTTCCGGTGTGACAGGTGCGTCGCTACCTCTTTTCTCCGGTCAGGAAATTGAGACGAAAACCGGAAAAACAGTTTATGGTTCTCCCAAACTGGATACCGGAAAACAGACCGCAACCGATATCGGAAAAGAAACCGTAATCACTGCCGGAATATCTTCCGGCGTCATTATTCCGCAGAGTTCTGCGGAAATTCCGGAAACTCCGCGGAATTCTGCGGAAAAACGGCACAAAGAAAAAGAAAGTAAAGAAAATTCCCCCTCTATCCCCCGGACTATTCCGCCGGCAAGGGATGATGAGGACAAAGTTTCACTCTCTCCGGACGGGAATAGGGGAAATGTTTCCGCAGAATCCTGCGGGAAACGTCCGGAACATGGCGAAGAATACAGTTTGAAGTTGCAGCGGCTGGGGGAAACCTGCTACAATCTGGGGTGTTCGAAAGGAGATGTCCGTAAGGTTCTGATGATAGAAAATATTGCCATGGACGACAGCCCGATATGGCAACTGATTGAAGAGTTGAAGGCGAGCGGCGGACGTTATTCGTTCACCGGAGAGGTGTTGCCCGCCCTGTGGGGACTGGTGAAGACGGGGCGCCTGCGGATGATGGAAGAGCATACGGATGAGGTGAAAGAGGGCGTTCATAACGTCAGGCAGATGCTGTCGGGTATCGGCGTGCCGAGCTACGACATGGACGAATTATGCGGAGAGGCGAAAGGCAAAGAAGATGTCCTGCAAGAGGTTATACGGGAAATACGACGATCGAAAGGGCGGATTCTTTCGGTGAGCTGTTTCATCAGGTCACGGTTGAAAAAAGCGAAGAAAAACGAATTGCAAAAAACGGCGTAAGCCACACAGTTATGAGTGAAGATAAAAACAAGACGCCGCTCTACTACCCCCGCAAAATGCGTACAGGGTGGTGCGTGGCGCACGAAGTGACAGCCGCGGGCGTCACTATCGAGAGATACGGAATACACTGCCAGACGTATGCGGAAGCATACCGACGGGCGGAAGTGATGAACCAGCAGCAACAGGCGCAAGCCCTTCAACCAGCCAACTCTGACAGCAAGAGAGGGGGTGAACGATCATGAGTGAAAAAGTAAGCACGATCACCTTGCGACTGACAGCCGAAGAAGCCGCCCAACTGGAGATACTCAAAGACATCATTGGGAAGAAGAGCGGGAGCGAAGCGATTAAATACGTCGTCAAGGAATACCCCCGTTTCTGTACCCACTACAAGCAGGAAGCGAAGGAACACGGAGAACTGAAACGAAAGTACCGGGAGCAGGGCGAAGCCGTGCGGGGTTTTCTGTCGGCACTCGACAGGTTGGAGAAAGCGGGCAGGGAGAAAGAGTAGGGGAAACGATTGCTAGCAAAATACGCTCCGGAAGATCTTGGCCAATGAAATATTTGCTAGCAGATGTTTCCGGATCGTGTACTCGAGCTGCGTAAAAGTGCTAGCGGATTCTTGTTCCCGGTTCGTTCCGGAGCAACTAATTTGCTAGCAATTAACGGGGATATCAGGTTGATGGAGCCGGGATCCCGACAGGTATGTGATAGCAAGTGAAGGTAATGGGCAAGTGCCGAACCAAGCGGATTACTTTCGCGAGCGGCTTATCGTCTGATTGCTCACCGTGCCGCCGTGTGGTTCGTGGCAATGCGTGCAGCGGGAATACCGCCGCCCACACAGCCCCGTCCCCCGCAGCAGCACTCCGTCAGTGTTTAATAGCAATATTCCTTCACCGGCAGCGTTTCTCGGACGGGCGGTGTTTCTGTGCACCGTGCCGCTTTCCTTGCTTTCCCGTAGCCACCCAATGGGCGCAAAGAAAGCCGCCCTCTGACAGTGTTTCTATGGAACGTTCTTGGGGGAAGTCTTCCCAAAAGTTACTCCTGTGTGTAACAGTCGAGGCTGGCAAAGTGGGTGATTACGGAAGTTACTACCGCCTGACGCATACGGCTCCGGCTTCCGCTCACACCCCGGCACAGCCGGACTACAAGCGACAGCCTATGCGGTGGAAACCCTTGCGGAAGGGTATCCCCTGCGGAACGGGTGACAGCTGTGATGCCCAGTGCGGTTTCGCTCCGCCCGGCACTTGCTGCCGGGACTAAGGCGAGAATCCGCTACCTCTTTTCGTCTGACAACAGGAACGGAAGTGTTAGCCAGGAGTGCAGCCCTGCGGTGCGGGGTTCCCGGGTTTACGGTTGAGTGGGTTTGTATTGTGGAAGTAAGCACCCTTCGTCGTCCTTCGGGCGCGTGCAGACGTGATGCTGCGTGCGCCGTGACAGCAATTGTTTTCCTTCCGTCTTCCTTTTTGGGGGACACCCAAAAAGAGACCGGCAGAAAAACAAAGGGGTAGCGATATTCAACATAACGGGTCATTATGCCCGCACGCCTTGCCATTCAGGCAAGTCGGGTGCATAATGCGTGGTTATGTTTAATATGGATTGTTTTATTTTTCCGCCCCCAGGCGAAAAAAGCCATGCGGAGTGGAAACGCCACCACCCCGACCACCGCCCCTTAGTTACTTCTGCCACTCCCGGGCCGTGCGGTTTTCTGACCTGTTGCGGGTGCTTCCTGCGGGTTGCGCCTGGCGGCGTGCCCGGCTAACTGTTTACACCTTTCGGAACATTGGAAATTCCCGGCGGTCGGCTTCGCCGTCCGCTCCATGAAGCGGGGCGAAGCGCCCCGCCGAAGAGTGCAAATAACAAATCCGTGACAATCGGGCAAATGTCACAAAATAAAATAGTAAAAAACGTAAGTTCTCAAAACTTATATTAAACAGAATAGAAATGAAAGAATCACATACAGGTATTGGTATCTGCCGTTGCTACCAATGCCGAATGAAAAAAAAGAACTGCAGCACATCGGGACGTAAATCGCTCAAACGGGCAATCAACAAGTTTCGCCGCAAGCAATTGAAGTTAGACAAAGTAACCAGGCACAATCACTTCGGCGGATATTGGGCCTAAGACTAATACATGCTTTTATCCGCCCCACACTGCACAGGAACACATTTTTTTCCTTTTTTCATCTACCTCTCCAAGGGCATGGATGAACGGCAGACAAGAAATTTCAGATAAAAATACCGCACGACGTAGGAGCGCAGGATATTTTTATCTGAAATAGCGTAGCGGTTCTTGACTGACGGACGGCCGTGACCTATCTTTGTAGAAGAAAAGAGGAAAAATACGCTGTAAAACAGCAAACTTATCATTTATACTTTCCCGTCACTTTATAGATAATTGCGTTTCTGTCTGTGTCATTCTGTTTATTTACGGATAGAACCATACGGGAATAAAACGTAAAAACTCCCGAAAACAGCCGGAAAAGAAGCAAAAACGTACTTGAAACCCTTCGAGATGTTTTCAAAAATTCATCAGACGTTTTTTTTATTTCGTCAGACGTTTTTTGAAAAACTCCTGATGTTTTCTATGAGACTTTCAGAAGCATATTCCGTTCACCAAATACCCGCAAATGAAAAGCCCGGTGAAATGATTTCTCATTCATCGGGCTTTTTCCTTGGTTTGTTTGCGATGTACGGAACGAGGATAATGCGCTAGCAGGCGTTTTCTTCGTTACCGGTCATTGTTTAAGCTGCCGGGTCTGGAGCTTCTCCGCCGCCTTCGTCAGGTTTCGGATTTGGTTTCTCATCTCCTCCTTCGCCATCTTCGTTCGCTGCGCTTGCTCCTGCCTTGGAGAAAGAATACATTGAAACGGCTTCCTTGATTTCGGCAGAAGGAACATAGATAACACGTGCTTTTTTCACACTGCTTGCTCCACACTTGCTGGCATCCTCGGTGCCTTTACCGGAAACGGAAGGACGGAATGAACCGAGATCTCCCAGGCGGACGGGTGAACCGTTTGCGAGGTTGCGCTTGATAACGACCATCAATGCGTCAAGAACTGCCTTGATGTCAGAGCCGGTCAGTGTACAACGGTCTGCGATCTGGTCAACGATTTGTTTTTGTTTCATTTCTGGAGCGAGCACTACCTGCGCATAGTATTTTGCTGCAGCGGCTTTGTCCTGCGGATTCTTGCGCAAAGCGGGTTTGATTGTAATTGCCATGTTAATTAGTGTTTTAATGATTAATAATGTTGCAAATCTACATATACGTGCGTGGGCGTGCGGACGTATGTTCTTATCTGTGATGATACGTGTTTCATCATACGATTATGTACATGAAAAAAGGGCTGCGGTTTGTATTCCGCAGCCCTCCAAACAGGGGTTTTCACTCCGATCGTAAAGTTTACTCCTTAATCGTTTCTCCTTTCATCGTCTTTCACGGGACTGTCTGCCCCGGTGAGCCAAACAAAAATTTTACCGATAACTTTCAATACCTTCAACGTCGTTCTCCAAAATGGTTTCATAATGACCTCCTTTTTAATTGTTTCCCGCAAAGGTAGGGGAAATGAAGAATGAAGAATGATGAATGAAGAATTGGCTGCGCTTTCATACATTTACATCTGCATAGTAATTCTTCATTCATCATTCTTCATTCATCATTCTTCATTAAATACCCGTATTCGACGGAGACACAGAAGCAGGGGCATTGTTTGATGTACTCGCAGGGTTCTATGGTACCGTTGTGGTTGAGGTCGGGCGAGAGGTCGCGGTGACCGCAAATCTTTGCTCCGTGGTAGGTGAGCAGCAGGAAGCGGAGAAGGGTTTCAAGGCTTTGTTTTTGTGCGTCGGTGCGGGTGTCGGCGGCACGTCCGGAAGCATCCAGACCTCCTTCGTAGGCAACTCCTATCGACGGGGTGTTGTAGCCTTTGGCGTGGGCTCCGATGTGGGTGATGTCGCGCATGTGGTGTATTGTTCCGTCTTTGGTGATGTAATAGTGATAGCCACATTCGGCAAAACCTTGGCGTTTGTGCATGGAGTCGAGGGCTTCCGGGGTGAGGTTGCTTGTGCAAGGGGATGCGGTGCAGTGCACCACAATCAGGGTGATGTTTCTTTGTTTAATCATTGTTTTTTGTGGGTGATTATGTGGATGATTTTTAGTTGTGTATTCTTGTTCTACCCCCCTTCCGTCCCCCTTTGGGGGAGACGCTTGTCGGGGGAAGTGCTCTTCCCCCTTGCCGCAGGGCGTTCCCCTAGCGAAGAGGGTTCGGGCTGTAGCCGTAGGAGCTGCTGCACTAGGGCTTAAAAGGGTGAGCCGAAAGAGATGGTTATCAGTTCCTTTTGTTTGGGGGTGAGGATGCGGTTACTTAACTGGTAGTTTGTTTCTTGCAATGCTTCGAGTAGTTCGGTGTCGTCCTTTATCCACTGTTTGAGGCGGATAGAAGCGGACGCAGGTGCAATATTCGGGAAATAGAGAACGGCCAGTTCTTTGAAACCGTAGCTACGGTTGGTCAAACTTTGGCAGTTGTTTTGTTGGTGCATGTTGGTATACATAATTATAGTGTTGGTTTACAGATGTAAAGATAGGCTTTTTAGTGGCTGGTTGTCACCTGTATACTTGGTAGATATAGTTATATATGTTTGTTGGCAGAGGAAATTTGTGATATTCGGGCAATTGTCACGAATTTCTTTTGTCCGTAACTTTTCGGCGGGGCGTCTGCCCCGCTTCGTGAAGCGGACGGCGAAGCCGACCGCTGGGAATCTCCGATATTCTGCAAAGACTGTCCGCAGGGTGCAAACAGTCAGCCGGGCACGCCGCCAGGCGCAGCCCGCAGGAACAGGAAACCCGCAAGAAGTCGGAAACCCTGCCGGAAACCGGGAAAGGCAGGAGTAACTAAGGGGTGGTGGTCGGGGTGGCGGCTTGCCGCCACAGTGGTGGCGTTTACATTCCGCAGGGCGCAGTCCGTAAGGGTGGACATTAAACGGAGTAACTTTATGCCCGTTCCTGAAACAACGGAAAAGCCCGCAAACAGCAGGAATATTTGGAAGATGCTGTTATGTTGAATTAAAGCACAAAATCCGGAACGGTTTTGTGACTAATTAAACATAATTGCTCTTCCGGATTTCCTGCGCAAAAGCTGCACTCCACTAGAAAAACCGGAAGACCACGGCGCTAGCAACATCACGTCAGCACGGCGGCGAAAGCTTTCGACGCCTCTAGTTCAAACGGACAAACCCGCTCAATCATAAAACACGGGAACCCCGCACCGCAGGGCTGCACTCCTGACTAACAGCCCGTTCCTATAGTCAGACGAAAAGAGGTAGCGGATTCTCGCCTTAGTCCCGGCGTTAGTGCCGGGCGGAGCGAAACCGCACCGGGCATCGCAGCTGTCACCCGTGCCGCAAGGGCTTACATTCCGCTAAGGATATCATCCGAAAGGGTCCCCATCGCATAGGGTGCTGCTTCCTTTGCTGTATTCGGCAAGTGAGGGAGCGGCAACCGGAGCCGGATATAAGACGGGAGTAACTTCTGCTATCGTCCGCAAGGGTGTCCACCGCATAGGCTGTCGCCTGTGGTCCGGCTGTGCCGGGGTGTGGGCGGGAGCCGGAGCTGAATGCATCAGGCGGTAGTAACTTCTGTAATCACCCACTTGGCAAGCCTCGACTATTATACACCGGAGTAACTTTAAAGAAACTTTCCCCAAGAATCTCCCATAGAAACACTGCCGTAGGGCGGCTTTCTTTGCGCCAGTCCGACGGCTACGGGAAAGCAAGGAAAGCGGCACGGTGCACAGAAACACTGAACGTCCGAGAAACGCTGCCGGTGAAGGAATGTTCCGATTAAACACTGACGGAGTGCTGCTGTGGGGAGCGGGGCTGTGTGGGCGGCGGTATTCCCGCTGCACGCATTGCCACGAACCACACGGCGGCACGGTGAGCAATCAGACGAAAAGTTTCAAGCATGACTTTTTTCCAGTTTGCTAGCACATACCTGGCAGGATCCCGGCTTCATCAACCTGTTATCCCCTGCCAACTGCTAGCAGAATCCGGCAGCCGGCTTCTTCCAGGACGAAACATTTGCTAGCACTATTCCCGAGCTGCAGTAGTTGATCCGGAAAAATCTGATAGCAAATCTTTCCTACTGCAGCCGGGGTGAGCTATACAGCCATCGGTTCCTCTTTGATAATCGAGATTTCCAGTGCGTTTTCAATCTTGGTCAAAGTTTCGAGTGAAAGGTTCTCCCGTCCTCTCAACACCTTTGAGATGTATTGCGGGCTGCAATTCATTTTTTCAGCCAATTGCTTTTGGCTCATTCCTAATTCTTCCATCCTGTCCAGCATCAGCATGGCAATATTTTGCGAATGTCGGAGCCAAGACTTGTTTGTTTCAAGGAAGTCAAACAGCTCACGCCATTTCGAAGGCGTTGGAGAAGCATGTTCTTCAAGCCTTTGTGCGATAGATTTCATACGATTTTCCATATCATTCCTCCCAAATTATAATTCACTAATATACTCTATAAACCCTTCGTCGTCAATGATTCCTTCTTCAAGCAGGTAGCGTCGAACCCTGTCTATTTTCACAAGTTCCTGCCTGGTGTGCTCTCTTTCCTGCATCGTAGCCGTCAGCTTGATGGCGCCTCCGGTGATGATGTAGTTGCCTTGAATCAATTTGATAGCGTATAGCCGGAGCCATGACGAGTGACCGTATTTACGTTTTAACCGGGCCTTTTCTTTTTGCAGCATCATATCCGAAGCCTGGTTGTTGTCCAGCGGGCGGAATATCTTGCTTAAATCGGTTTCCGGGGAGATGTCCATTATGATGTATCGAAGGCGTTCACTATCTTCAATAGTATCGCTGATAGCTTCTTTTATATCTGTTATTTTAAAGTAGGCGTTCAAGTCATCTATATTCTCCTTGAAGAAAGTGCGTAGCCAAACCACGTCGGCCCAGTTGTTGAACACCTTATAAAATTCGTTATCATCCTCGCCTTCAAAGTGTACAGCCCATAATTTTCTGTCTCCAGTAATGTCGTCAAATGTCATATCTCCTTGTTTTATAGTAAGACAAAGATACGCAAAAGTAACGAGATAATAAACTTATAGGTTGATTATTTAGCAAGAAAAATGTTTTATTTAGTTGGTTTAGTGGTTGTATGGTAGATGGTGGTGTCTGTGTCCCAGTCATTAATTTCATCATTCGTGTTTATTTGCAGACTGTCAATGAGAGTTTTTTGATGAGTTATTTCCGGTTGTTCGCAGCCTCCTATCAGTTGTATAATGAATATTATTCCTGCTATAACGATTCCTGCTATGGTATTATTGATAACATTTCTTTTTAAGCCTTTAATATAAGAATTCTGATACCTTTTATTTTGCATAATTTATATTTTTTACGCTGTGAAGTTAATAAATTAAATGCGATATTTATCATTATTTGTCACTTTAATTAGGTTTATCCGATTAAAAACGATACCTTTGTATTACAAAACTTGAATCCTCAATGGGATATTAAAAGAGGGTTTTTGCCAAAGTCGGTGTCTAATTCGGTGACACTACGAAAATAGGAAGCTGTTAATTCATTATGAATGAGACTATAAAGGAATTAAAGTTTGAGGGCAGGTAGCCCAACAAAATCAACGTCAATTTAGATAGAACCCTGCTAAGAATTAGTTTTTGCAGGGTTTTATTGTTTCCGGACATTCATAGTCAAGAGAAACGCAAATTTGCTGTGAAAAGAAGCTGTGAAGTTGATGTTTAAGAAATAAATCTTTAAACAAGCTGTATAAGCTTGTTTAGCAGAAAAGAGAAACAGGTTTTATTGCTCAAGCGAGCATAAAACCTGTTTCTTTTATTTCTCTAAATCGGGCAGAGGATTATTCTTCTGCTTTAATTGATTCGTCGATTACTTTAATTTTTTGTAATACCAGTTCCAAGTCTGCTTTCAACTTGTCTACCTTGCGGTTCAGTTCGGTCAACAGGCTGCTGCCTTTCTTGGAAGTAGAAGTTAGGAAGCCCAGATTGTTCTCATAAGTCTGAAGTTCATTCTTCATATTCTCATAGTACTGATGCGATAAAATCGCACGGTTATTAAAATTCATCAAATAAAGTGAGTTCTTTGAAATTTTGTTTTTGAATGATTG